TTCCGTACTTTACAAGCCTGTTTACAGTCTTGATGGCGAAGGCCAAGCAAGTGCGCTTAGTATCGGTGCTGAAAAAGTTGGAAACTTGAGTAATCGTTTCACGGTTTATAAAGATCCTTACTTCCCTCGTAACAAGATTCTTCTTGGCTACAAAGGTGGAAGCTATCTTGAAACTGGGTACGTCTATGCTCCTTATGTTCCACTGATTGTTACTCCTACTATTTTCGCTCCTGAGGACTTCACTCCTCGTAAAGGTGTCATGACTCGTTATGGCAAGAAGATGGTTCGCTCTGACTTCTATGGTACAGTTACTGTAATGGATATGAACATTATCTAATCTTCGGGTTAGTGGTAAGACTGAGGGTCGGCTTTATGCCGACCCTTTTTTTTTTGTTTTATTTTTATAAATTTAATAAATTTGTGGTATTATTACTCGCTTATACATAATTAATGTTAAGCCTCTAGCATGGACATAAGGCGGACCCCACACGCTAGCTAGGGAATCATGTGGACAAGTAATCTCAAACAATCAAATTAGGAGAAAAATTATGCCTCAAGTAATATATGATATGACCAAGGGTCTTTATCAACAATCAGGAAGCGGTTTCGTGATGGCCACAGAAACCAAAACCGGAACAAACGTCGCAACACCCGGTGTTGCATGTACTCTTTCAACAGCCGCGGCTGCACTTTCTTTGGCAGATGGTTCTGAAACAGGACAGCTTAAGTGGTTTATCGCTTCCTCAGCCGGTGATGTTGTGATCACACCAGCCACCACAGCGGGAAGCTGGGCGACCTGTACGCTGACCAATATTGGGGATAGCTGTTGTCTTATGTGGATAGCTGGTACTGGATGGGCCATTTTATCTAGAGGTGGTGGAGTTGCTCAAGCTCATAACTCAGTCGTTACCCTTCCGGTTATCGGATAATAAAGTACAACCTAACAATTTAATATAATCAAAATAGATTAATCACCCTTCCATTTATTGGTTGGGTGGTTTTTTACTTTTTTGTAGATTATTTTATAATAATAAGTGATAATTTCAAAAAAGCATAATTTTATATTCTTCAAGCCGATGAAGTCTGCAAGCACGTCAGTAGAATGCGCACTTTCTATGAAGTATCCTTTAGGCCCTGATGATATATCTACTGGATCGGATGGTAATATTTTATATGGGGAATGGAAAAAAAATATTGAAGAGCATACATTCCTAGCTAGAGGTAGAGGGAATCACTATGGGCCAAAACAATTAAAGGTCGTATGGCCTTTATTAAAAAATATGGGGTCTATGGAAGAATATTCTATTATTACGATCGCTAGAAATCCATTAGATATCCTTGTTTCATATTTCTGGTACTCACATGCTTTCGATACACTATATGGTTATTGGGACAAAACTGTTCCAAGGGTTGGCGATAATAATGAAGTTATTAGGGAGAAATTCCAAGAATGGTCTAGAAAGGACTATCGATGCCCAGTATTTAAAGAACATATAAGTAATGCACCATTGGAAACACCACATGAGACATTATCTAGAATTAATGAACCACAGCTTAGTGTAGCAGATATAATTATTAAATATTCAAATCTGCAAGAGGATTGTAAAAACAAATTAGGTATACACTTTCCCCTTCCGAAATTTAAAACTACTGAGCGATCAGTTAAATTAAGTCCAGAATATTATTTTGAAAATGATACCGAACTAAAAAATTTGGTAATTTCAGCTATGCCGATAACAATAAAAATGCTTGAAAAAGACACCCCAGAACAAAATTTTGGCTAAAAGACTAATAAGCCGCATAATTAATAACAATACTCTAAGGAGAGAAAATGCCAGTACAATCAAGAAAAAATAAAACAGCGCCAACCAAAACCAAAGAAGCTCCAGTCATCACTGCAGAACAGGTTCAGAAAGCGCTCGAATTAAAAATTGCAGCGCTTGAAGCTAAATTAGTAACGCTAACTAATTCTTTACAGGCCCATTCCGCGGATGCGAGCAAAGAGATATCGGCTCTAAAATCACAATTGACAAACCAGTCATCTCAGTCTAACTCGGGAGATCCGGACCTAAGAGCGCAACTTAAGAAATACTTTAATACTACAGGAAATCCAAAGATACCTACGGTTTATCCTAAGCTATAATGATAATCTGTATGTAATTTTTACGAAAGGTCGACCACTGTGTTGACCTTTTTTTTTATTTATTTTTTTTCCTATATCCTGAATAATTATATGTATATCCCTGCATGAAACAAAACCGAGCACAGGGAATGAACGAATTACGTTTCATATTTAATAACGTGAGGGAGAATCCAAAATGGCTACATTCGCTACCACACTAAGCCCAACTCCATTTTCTGCATTTGATTCAGATACACAATTTCAATCAGATGCAGATTCGATGTATACATACGTCCGAAGAAAACTCGGAGATGATATCCTATCAGTAGAACTAACTAAAAAACAGGTATGGGCCTGTTTCGAAGAATCGGTTTTTGAGTATGGTAAATTTGTGAACGAATATATGACTAAATCTCAACTAGCCAATATGCTAGGAGGTGCTACTGGCTCGTTATCTGGGAGTGAAGCGAGATTCCCTAGAGAGACACTCGAGCTTTTAATGCGTAAGGCGGAACCATACGCTACTCACGCTGCCGTAGGTGGTTCGCATAATATAGTTAGTGGATCTCTAGTCTTAACTGCCTCACGTCAGGATTACGACATATATACGGAACTTACAGACGAGGACGGTAATTTAATAGTTGACAATTCTGTAAATTCGCCTAAAACTAAAATGAGAATATTCGATGTACACCATTTTAGTCCATCGGCTGCATATAGATTTTTCGATACTACATCAGCAATCAATTATTTGAATAATGAATTTAGTTTTGAATCATTTACTCCGGAAACAGTATTTTATGTATTACCGGTATTCGAAGATGTTCTACGCGCTGGTCAAATGGATATATCAAACCGCGTACGCAGATCAAATTATAGTTACCAGCTTATCGGTACTAAATTAAGGGTCTTTCCTAGGCCCACAGCATCATCGTCAGGTAAAAAACTTTGGCTCACCGTTGGATTTGTAAACGATGGCTTAAGTCCATCTTACACAGACCAAAGCTTGGATGGGGTTTCTAATCCAAGTAATCTTCCATACGGAAATATTTCTTATAGCGCCATTAATTCTATGGGTAAACAATGGGTCAGACAATATACATTGGCTGGTTCTAAAGAGATTCTTGGGCTAGTAAGATCTAAGTTTTCATCGGTACCTATACCAAACGGCGACCTTTCATTAAACGGTAGTGATTTAATCAGCTCTGGTAAAGAAGAAAAAGAAAGGCTCAGAACAGAGCTTCGAGAAATGTTCGATTCATTAACTTACGATAAATTAATAGAGTCTCAAGCAACAGAGGCCACTAATCTTCAGACTATTTTAAAGACAGTTCCTATTCCATTCGGTAAATCTATAACAATAGGCTAGGAGAGAACCTAATGGCACGATTATTTATAACACCACGAGAAATCGATTTAATCTCTGATTTAACAAAAGAGATTCACAAAGATGTAATAGGGCAAGTTATCTACTATTACCCTGTTAGAGAAGACATAAGCAAAGTACACGATGTATATGAAGAAGCAATTGACAAAATATTCGATGCGCCAATAGAAATTGACGCGAGAGTTGAATGGCAACCTGGTGAAAAATCTACCGATAGGTTTGGCCACCATTCTATCAGTAATATTACGGTATATATACACTATAGAGATATTATCGATAGAGGTCTACAGGTTAGGACAGGAGATTATTTTTCATATGGAGATAATTTTTTTGAAATTACGTCTAAAAAATCTGATTCCTTGATATTTGGTCAAGTTGAACATGTTACTGGATATATCCTAACAGGAAAAACTGCTAGGAAAGGCCAACTAGATGTAAAGCCGATTGGTCCAACTGAAGAAATATATACGGATGCAGACGCAGTCCAAGAAACGTTTACCCAGCAAAGAGGTGATTCTACTAAAGGCGATAGCCGTGAATTGGTAGCAGATGAAGTAATACCTGTACCAGAAACTGGCGCGAAATCCATAGATAAAAGAGGGTCTTCGAAGTCTTCTTTTTATGGAGATGAATAATGTCTTCAAAGTACATTAAGCCAGACATGTCTCCATCATCGCCGAATGCTATTTTTAGAGCAAACATCCCAGAAAATTTTGAATTACCTTCTTGTGGTATTGAAGATATTGATCGAGCAGTTTTTAAATTATTTGATGAACAAATTCCACTTTTCTTTACTAGCAAAGATAAGACTGAAAGAATTCCTGTAATATTTGCTACTGGCGAGCGCGCTTTTATTCTGCGTCGGAATAAGCCATTAACTGATCGCCATGGTACTTTAATTCTTCCCTTAGTTTCTATTTTGCGAACAGGATTAGATCAAGCACCGACAGCAGGCGGCTTTGGTGTTGGTCCTGGGAATGGAACAATGGAAATATTCCGTAGAAAATATATAGATTCTGTCGATATATTTAATGAAAATAATGCAGAGGGATTATTAAATCAAGTAAATATAGTAAATACTAACAAAGATCTTGGCCCTTCTCTTCGATCATATAGAAGAAATGTTTCCCAGCCGATTGTCAAAAATGAAATGATTAGTCCTGTGACGGAAATAATTTCTATGCCATCGCCAAGATATTTTAGCGTAACTTATGATATAACACTTTGGTCTCAATATCTACAACAGATGAACGATATATTAGAAGCAATCATGACAACCTATAGTTTAAACCCTACTAAGTCTTTTAGATTAGAATCGGATAAAGGTTACTGGTTTGTTGGTTTTACTGATTCTGCCTTTTCTGGTGATCTTAATTTTGACTCGATGACAGATGCTGAAAGAATAGTTAAATATAATTTCAGTATTTC